GCCCGCCTCAAGGCCGAGGTCGAGAGGCTAGATGCCCTCTGCAAGAAACTTATGACTCAGCACTCCGACATCTCCTGCGAGAACATTATGCTCCGCAATGCAGGGGATGAGATGTCCCACAAACTTAAGGGCTACGGCAATTATTACCTGACTTCACAATGGGAAGACGCCAAGGAGGGCAAGCAGCCGTGAACCTCCGCGACGCCAGGGGTAAGGCCAAGCAAGCCGCTTACGCCGCCGTCGAGCAGCGCATGAAGGCATCTGCCGTCGCCAAGGCATACGGCGTCAAGGCGAACTCCGTCTACCACGCCGCCCGCCGTTGCGGCCTGTCCCTCCCTATCGCCCCTCGCGGCCCAGCTCGATAATGTTTTACCATGATTCAGTGTATAGGCGTCCAGCCCTTACGCCCGAACAAGCCGCCAATCTCGCCCTTTGCGCCGAAGCCGCCAAGATTGCGATTGAGCGTGAGAAGGAAAGGAAACGCCTTGAACAAGAACGTGAAGACGAAAGACTCCGTTTTATGTGGAAGTCCCATTGGGCACACATCAAAACCATCTCACCCAAACCGCCGAAACAATGATCGCCGCATCTCAATCTCATTCCAAGAGCGAGGCCGAAGTAATGTGCGAAAATGCCGGGCATATCTATTACTCCGTTCACTTGGCGCATTGTCCTGAATGCCGTGCGGAGTTTCTTCGAAGAGAGCGTGTGAATAATGAATGTGGGTTAATAGCATTGGTATTCGTTGTTCCTTTCCTAATCTGCTTTCTTTATTACATTTGGGAGCGGGACATCCGATGACGAGCAATCAACAACCCAAGCGAGAAAATTATCAAAGCGACGATGATTTTATCGAGGCAATGGCGAAGCATTATGAAGTGCCATTGTGGATGGTTTCGAAAAATGCTTGGGAAAAAGTTATGAATTGTTCCCAATTCTACGAGGATGATTCAATCGCCGTGACGGCCAGCGTTTCTTGCGGAAAATCAATTGTCGCAGACATGGCGATTAACCCCTGGCGACCGATTGATACGGCCCCGAAAGATGGATCATTTGTTTTTCTTGGTTTCTTCGGAAAGGAAAACCATGAGATGCTACCCCCTGCCATCGTCGGGTATTGGGAACGAGATGGTTGGTTTGAACCTCAAGAATGTTATCAGCTCGACGATGAAGAAGTAGACGAGCAAGACCGCCCGACCCATTGGATGCCAATCCCCCCGCCGCCTAACAAATGAGATACATCCCTGCCAAGGCCCCGGTCACGATGCAAGCCGTCATCGCCAAGATGCCGGTGCGTTGCTACGCCCTCATACTTGTCATCGACGGCCGCGTCGAAAACCCGGAGTTCGTCGTCTGGGACGAAGACTCCTTTAATGAAGAACTCTGGAAATTGCTCAAGAAAGGCATCCGTGCGGCTGGCAACCACATCGAGTTCTACGCGCGCCGAGGCACGAAAGACGCCATCTACCGCTTCCACCCTCCCGGCATCTCCGAATGAAGCCCCTTCCCAAGCAAGTCCCGCCGCCATCCGGCATCGTCAAGCGCGCCGCCCAAGTCCCGCAGCCGTTCGCCTTGCTGATCTACCTCGACGCCGTCCCCTACTGCGAAATCGCCGAACGAACGGAGAAGGCGTTCAGCCTCGCCATGGCCGACTGGCGCAAGGGCGTACTCCCCTCTTTAGCCAGGAGCGAGGTCAGGTACTTCCTCCGTGATAAAACATTCGCACTGACCGAAGTCCGCCCCTAAGCCTTTCCCTATGACCAACCGCGACGCCATCAGAAGGCATCTTAGCATCATCCAAGACAACCTCGAGTCCTTGGAGTTTTACTGCGAGACGGAGATCGTCGGCGACGACTGCCGGCACTTGCTCACCGACATCCAAGGCGCCAAGCGACAGCACACGCGCACCGACGCCGACGCCATCGAGGAGTCCTTCGACGTGAAGCCGCTGTATGATCGCCTCAAGTGCATCCAGACTTCTCTCCGCGTCCTACGCAACAACCTGAACTTGTCAGACAAGGCCATCGAGAAGGCGATGGAGTCCTGTGCGGCCATCAGCGCCGAAGTCGAGACGCCGGAAGACAACGAGCTTTAATTTCCCACCACCACCATGCCCATCAATAACGAAGAACAAAGAATCGAGAAAGCGCTGCTTAGTTGGTCCATCGCCATTCAGCGCAGTCCGAAGAACGACATCGACCCGAGCAGCCAGATTGCCCGGATGTCCGAACCGCCGGCCGACTTCAAGGCCATCGCCGACGTGACGTTCGACCATCCCTACGGCGGCCGTCGCGCCTGGCTGATGTTCCCGAACGGATACGGCGCCAGCATCATCAACACCGAGTTTTCCTATGGCGACGAAAAGCATCCTTGGGAAGTAGCCGTGATGACTGTCGACGGCTTTTGCGCATCGACCCCAATCACGGACGACGTAATCGGCCACTGCGACGAAGCCGACGTCGTGCGCATCTGCAAAGACATTTTCAACCTTCCCCCTAAAGAATAACATGCCCACCATCAAGACCCGCGCAGAGTACGACGCTCTGGCAGCCCTCAACTACAGCGGAAGCAAGATTCTACTTTCCAAGAATCCTGCCGCTTACAAGGCGTACCTCGACGCTCCCCGCGAGGAGACCAAGGCGCTGCGCATCGGCTCCCTGACCCACGCGCTCGTCCTGGAACCCGAAGTCGTCGCTTCCCGTTTCGCCATGCTACCCGATGACATCGACCGCCGCACGAAGGCCGGCAAAGAAGCCTACGAAGCCTTTACCATCGGAGCCGCCGGCAAGACTGTCGTCCCCTCCGACGATTGGGCGATCTGCGCTAACGTCGCCATGTCGATGGTCAAGGCCATCGCCGCCCTCGGCCTGAACATCTCGGCCACCGAACTCATGCTGACTGTCGACTACTGTGGCGTCCGCCTCAAGTCGGCCATCGACGCCATCGCCACCGACAAGAACGGCGACGAGTGGATTTTAGACCTGAAAACGACAGGCGAAGAAGCCAGCCCTAAAGCGTTCCTCAACACGGCGCGTTCCTACCGCTACCCGCTCCAGGCTCACTTCTATCGGACTGTGTACCAAGCCGAGACCGGCAAGCGCGTCAAAGGCTTCATTTTCATCGTCACCGAGAAAGAAGCTCCGTTCCTGACCGCCTCCTACCAGATCGGGCCGGAACTGATGACCTACGCCTCGATGGACTTCGAGGCCGCCGTCGCCGCGTACAAGGGATGCGTCGCCCTGGATGAATGGCCGGGTTATCCCGCCGAAGTCGTCGAAATCGACGTACCCGCCAAGACCACCGCCAACCCCATCTCCTTCGCCTAATATGTTCGGCTTCGGAAAAAACAGTCATAAGAACGAGAAGTATTGCAATCGAAATTATTACAACAACCGCATCGACTGGGGTTCAACCATTGGCATGTATCTTTTAAATTGTCTTGGAATCGTGGCTGTCGTTTTCTTCGGATGGGTCATCTACGAAGTCACCGCGCCTTCAGAACCGACAAACTTAACATCTACCCTTCGCGGTCAGGTCTACAAGCGCTATGACGATGAAGACAAGCAAGGCAGGACAGTCTACTGCCTGCACCTTGGCGGCATGAAAAAGAAAAGCCACACCAATGTTGCGGTCACGCCTGTCTTCAATGGCAAAAGCGTCTCGACCGCAGTTGTGCCTTACTCCTACGAGACAAATGTCCCAAACGACGAGGAAATCTGGACAGACGACCCAAAGATGAAAGCATTCCTGGATAAGGCCATGCAGGAAGACGATCGCATCACTATACTCTGTCGTCGATGGAACCACCGAGGCGGGAAAGAAGCCTTTAAAATCTCAGAATAATTTATTTTAATTTTATGACCATCGACGACAAACTGATGCTGGCCCTCGCCATGCAGATGCTGGCCCTGTTCGCCCTTTTCATCATCATCATCCGCAAATAATCCAATGACCCCCCAAGACCGCCCCCCGCTCCGCAACATCACCACCTCGGGACAGTTCGTCCTCAAACTCATCAAACCGAAGGACGACGAGGCCATCGCCAAGCGCTTCAAGCTCAACAAGGCGGGCTTCGCCTCCTGCAACCTGTTCTTCCTCGACGGCGATGGCAACTGCCTGACCAAGAACTTCACGGCGCAGTGGCCCAAGGGTCTCGCCATGCTCGTCGGCAAGTTCTCCGGCAAGTTCTGCCCCGTCCCGCCTGAATCCATCACTGTCGAGAACCTGTACCGTTTCGTCGAACCCGCCTTCGGCAAGACCGCCAACGTCAGTTTGGAAGTCAGCCAAGACGGCGAGTGGAACGGCAAACCGCAGTACCGCTACAAGTTCGCCAAGATCGAGGGAGCCGCCAGCGAGGCCCGCGCCATCTACAAGCAGCCGAAGGCCGACGAACCGAAGGCCGACCCCTTCGACGCCCCCGACAGCGGAGCAATCCCGTTTTAAAGCCATGCCTACCCCGACGCTTATTCTAATCACCGGATATGCACGCTCTGGTAAAGATACGCTGGCCGAAGGCATCATGACGGGCATCTCGCCCAAGTCTGGCTGGGCGCTGAAGCACAACTTCGCCGACGCGCTGAAACAGTCCGCCAACGACTACCTCAAGTCGCTCGGCCTCGACGAAGACGGCGTGGATTTCTATGACGAAGCGTTCAAGGTGAAGCATCGTTCGTTCTTGGTGGCCGCCGGGCAATTCGCCCGATCCATCAACCGCGACGTCTTCGCCTCCCGCTTCGTGTCCAAGTGCCTCGACTTCACGACTTCCCACGGCCCCGGCGTCGTCGTCTGTTCCGATTGGCGATACATGAACGAGCTACGCGTATGCCAGGACTGGCTCATCCGTGCCGGCTGGAACGTCGTCACTGTCGAGATCACCACCGCCGGCGTCGGTCCTGCCAACGAGGAGGAAGGTTTGTCCATCGGCGAAATCCGCCGCCAGCACTCCCCGTCGCTTTCCCTGATGTTCCAGCCTGACCGCGCTCAGCTCATCAAGGCCGAAGGACGCAACCTCGCCCGCCAGATCGGACTCTGAGCGTGGGCAAGGCTCTGACATTCGAGGAACGCGCTGCGCTTCTCGGCCTGTCCCTACCTCGCGCCAAGTTCCTCGCGGCCTGTTCGCACGTCGAAGGGAACAAGAACGAGGAGACCCGCACCGACCCCATCCCCTACGACCCGGCCATACTGATCGCCGAAGCCCACCGCCTCGGCCTCGGGCTACGCGACACGGCCGAGATGATGGGGATGACGAAGAACGAAGTCATAGCCTTCGGGCTGTTCTTCCCGACGAAGTCGGCGTATGGCAAACCGCAGGGCCTTTCCAAGTACAACCTGTTCACCTACGAACCTATCGACCCCGATGTCTGCTTCCGCTAAACAACCGACGCGCTTCGTCGCCTTCGGGGACAACCACGGCGACATGGCCGACCCCGAGTCCGTCGACGCGCTCTTGGAGTTCATCAAGGACTACAAGCCGTCCGTCCGCATCCACCTCGGCGACTGTTTCGACTTCCGCAGCTTGCGCCGTGGCGTCGGCAACGATGCCGAGTCCGCCGAGTCGCTGAAGGCCGACGTGGAAGAAGGGGTCGCCTTCCTGCACAAGACGAAGCCCACTGTCTACCTGTGGGGCAACCACGAAGCCCGCCTTGACCAGCAAATCGGCGGAAGCGGTTCGGCGCTCGTCCGCGACTATTGCCAGGGACTGAAAGACCACATCAACCGCGAAGCCAGAAAGGCAGGAGCCAAGACAATCCTGCCCTATCACGCCGAGAAAGGTGTCTATCGCCTCGGGCCTGTCGCCTTCATCCACGGCTATGCCCACGGCGAAAACGCCACAGTTAAGCAAGGCGTACACTATGCCGAACACGGCGGCGCTCTGATCCACGGCCACACGCACACGCTGTCTTCCATCGCCTTGACGCAGCACGGAAGCGGGAACGCCTTTTCCGCCGGATGTCTTTGCATGAAGGATGCCATGAGCTACGCCGCCCACCGCTTGGCGACGAGCCGATGGGGCAACGGCTTCGTGGCCGGATGGGTCGACGGCGACTGCTACAAGGCGTGGCTCGTCCACCGCATCGCCAAGCACAAGTGGGTCTGGACGACCGACGTGAAAGTCTTCAGCCCTTGGAAGAAGTTATGAAAGATAAGAAGCTCGTCTGGGCGCGCAAAAGCGTCGACCCCATCCTCGCCGCCGTCCTGGCTGAGATCCATAAGTCGGCGCAACGCCCCGACGAAGGCTTCCTGACCCGCGAACAGTGGACGGCCAAGTGGAAGTTGAAGTCGATGGGGCAGGCTTACATCTACATCCAGAAAGCCGTCGAATCCGGCATCCTCGTCCGACGCGATTTCCGCATCATCTCCAAAGGCCGTCTGCTCAAGATGGCCCACTTCGGCCCGCCGCCGAAAAACAAACGCTCTTGACCCCCGGCGCCGCCCGACGCCATAAGCCACCTTCCCATGCCTTCCATCCATCCCGCCTCGCCCGAAGCGGAACGACACCTTCTCGGCGTCCTCATCCGAGACGCCTTGCCATTCCCGCCAGACTTGCTTCCCGGCGATTTCTCGGAGCCGCTGCTGGCAGACATCGCTTATGCCATCAAGGCCATCGAGGAGAAAGGCGACAAGGCCGACGACTTCACTGTCAGCGCCTATCTCCGCCCGACGAAGTTCCCGAACCCAGACGCGTTCGTCTCGACGCTGACGACCGACGCAGGCTTCGCCGCTTACAATCCGTCCCACGCCGACCTGATCCGCCGCCAAGCCGTCCTGCGCCGAATCAAGGACACGGCCTCCAAGACGGCGTCCTTCGCCGAAGACCCCAACGCCGACCCGTCCGCCGTCCTGGCATACGCGGAAGGCCAGTTCAAGGCGACGACGGCAAGGGCGACCAAAAAGACCGGGCCGCAGCGCATGGACTTCGACGCGTTGCTCGCCGCCGACCGCAAAGCCGACCCGAACAACATCCTTGGCAACCGCTGGCTCTGTAAGGGAGGCTCGCTCCTGATTGTCGGCCAGTCGGGCACAGGCAAGTCGTCCCTGATGATGCAAGCCGCCGTCCATTGGACTCTCGGCCGTGACTTCTTCGGCATCAAGCCTGTCAAACCCCTCCGATCCATCATCCTCCAAGCGGAGAACGATGCGGGCGACGTGGCCGAAGCCTTGCAGGATGTGGTGGCTGGGGCATACTTGGACGAGGAGGAACGCTCTCAGCTGCGGGACAGCCTCGCCATCTTCCGCGACACTGTCAGCACGGGGACGGCCTTCACGACGGCCTTGCGCGACCTGATTGTCAGCCACCGCGCCGACATCGTCTACATCGACCCTCTCCTTTCCTTCGCCGGCATCGACGTATCTGACCAGGAACAGGCTTCCCACTTCCTCCGACACGACCTTGCCCCCATCCTGCTCGAGACCGGGGCCGTCCTCGTCGCCATGCACCACACGGGGAAACCCAAGGCCGCCGCCGACAAGGAAGGCCAGACAGTCGCCGATCTCGCCTATAGCGGACTTGGGAGCAGTGAGTTTACGAATTATTTCCGCGAGTGTGCCGTACTTTTCCGATGCCAGGGGGAGGAGCCGATCTACAAGTTCGGCCTGACCAAGCGCCGTGGCCGTGCCGGCCTCAAGGACTCGGAAGGCCAGTTCAAGGGCGAGATTTACATTCGCCACGCCTCCGAGAAGGGGGTCATCCGCTGGGAGTACTCGCAAAGCCCGTCCCAAGTCGCCTCAGGACATAGCGATTCCAGCCCCGCCAAGGGGGGTAGGAAGCCGTTTGACGCTCGCTGAGTATCCTACCAGCCACAAAGCCCTTTTAGGACGTTCCAGACCCCCATGGTTTTACCCGCCGAAAAAACGTTGAGACATTGTAATCCCTTACAGGGATTCATAAGCCTTCCCGCCACCCTAAGGGGATGGCGTCGGCTTATGTGTTCGTCAGCCAGTCTAACCAAGTAGACCATGCCGCGTCGGAACCCTAAGCCTATCGGGAAAGCCCTTGCGTCGAAGTACGCCAGACTTCGGCGTTGGGAACGATGTTGGAAAGAAGACCCGGAACGCATGGAGCGGTCGAGACGGAGGAACGTCGCCAAAGCCCACGACTACTACCGAGGACTGAACGACGGATTGAAGGATCACGTCAGCGCATGGCCCAGCTCGATGACGTCGAAGGAGTTCGTCGGACTGCTCATGGCCTCCGTCCCTCTCCTGGGCAGAGGCAGGACAAGGAAGGGATACGACTGGAAGTCTTTCCGCAGCAGGTTGGTAAGGCTTGGCTTCTGTACGTTCGATTCCGTCACCAGATTGTGGACAAACCACTGCAAGCCATCCGTTGATAACTCTCCGACCATCGGCACTAATGTGGGAGAGTGACAGAAACCAGACAGACGAACCTCTCGGCGGAATACCAACGCTGGTGGAAACGCCTGTCCGTCGACGAACGTAAGTCGCTAATCGAGTCTGGGGCTTTCCGTGCCGACGATCCGTCCGACGCGACGCCGCTTGAGTCTAGGTCGAGGATGAACGGACAGCACTTCGACTTTGCCAGGGCTGAAGACGAGAAATCGTATTCCAATCCGACGCGAGAGATGTCGATGAAATCGCAATCGCCAGCCGCCGTCGATGAGGTGATGGCGAGGGAGTCAGGCGATGACCAACGCTTTGAGCATCTCGATATGGCCGGACTTAGGCTTCGCTCGATGCTTCACTTCATGCTGGAAGGTCTTGATGAATCCAGCGACACGTCTATGCACCTACACGCCGACGTCATCCGTATCGTCGTAGGCGAAGGCCGCCCACCAAGCATGACGGAGCTGGCACGCAAGCACGGCGTGAGCAAGGCGGCGGTGTCCCTGCGCTGTCGCAAGCTGCTGCGTCGTCTCGGCTTGGAGCCGTCGCGGTTCATGCGAAGCAACGACGAGGTGAGCGCGATGAGAGTCAGCGCCATCGTGCGGGCCACGGGCATCGAGCTGAGCGAGGAAAGCAAGCGAGTGATCGCGAAGAACGCCAGGAACAACAGCAAGACCAAGACCAAGAAAAAATGAACGAACAAAAAACATCTTATTACCATCGGAACAAAGAACGCGTATTGGCGCGCATAAAAGCCTACAATGAGGCCAACAAGAACAAGCGTTCTGAACAGCAAAAGAAATGGCGTAAAGCAAACAAAGACAAGCTGTCCGATTATATGCGTTCATATGCTGAAAGACATAAGCATAAAGACGCACACGTCAGAGCCTGGAGACGACATGTCTTGAGTATTGCATCAAAAGATGCGGCAAGAAAAAGAAGCAACGAACGCAAAGAGAAACGATTGAAGAAGGAAGCCTTGAAGCAGGCCAAACTTGAAAGAATGAAGAAGCGTGGCATCGTCGATGGTCGTCGTTTCTTTTATTATCGAGCGGCAGAGTGCAAACGCTCGACGCTTAAGAAGACCGGCAAGGCAACCGATTGTTGTACCGAAGATCTCGCCAAGGCCATCATGCTTCAATGGGTTAAGCAAAGAGGAAGATGCGCATACACCGGGCGCAAGCTGAACAGGTCTGCGCATCTGGATCACATCAACCCAAGAAGCAAAGGCGGCAAGGATGTTGCTGGTAACCTACAATGGCTTTGTCCAGAGGCCAACGTGTCCAAGAGCGACATGAACGAACAAGAGTTTATCAAGATGTGCGCCGAAGTGGTGATGCACAAAGGCATGGCATACCCCGGTCTAGGTATTCTTTTTGAACTGATGTTGGAAGGCCGACACGGTCGCGACCCCGCTAAAATGAGGCAAAATTACCCACTTTTCCATTCGGGTCGGGAAAACCGCGGCAGAACCCCCGAAACCGACGTAACCAACTGATGGCCCGCCTTTCCAACAAGCAGATCGCCGAACACTTCGGCTTTACCGCGGCACG